GCGTTCGGCATTTCAGGAACTCGCGGGCAGTGCATCTCGCCGTATGCCGCGCATTGCTTTTGCGCACGGCGCAACTCGATTACCGTTGCCACCCATGTATCCGTCAGTACCGTGACGGAATCTGACTCGGAAAGGACTCCATGCGTCCCATCCAGCAGTTTCTCGCGTATCGCGTCAAGCGACATCGCCAACCTTGTCCAATCGTTTTCGTCATTCATGTGTTCCTCCGTTCAGTTCGTAGCATGGCGGGCAAAGCCCACGCATCAGGCAATGGCATACCTCGCCGCAAATGTCGCATCGTTCTTCGCGGTCGCCTGGCTCGTCGGAATCAATAGCCGAACCAGCAGGTTCAGGGTACGTCGCTTCGCTCCGCCCCTGACCTGCGGCGTTGTGCGTCAGTATCGTGCAGACATGCCCTGCCGCGCCAGTTGCTTCGCTCACTTCGTCACCCCTTCCTTCCTGCTCTGCAACGCACTCCTAACACATGCGCTGGCATTCGTATTTTCCATCTTCCAGTTTCCCAAGTGCCCGCACCTGAAGTGGCAACCATCGCGTCTCAACAGCGGGTCACACAGCGTAATGAAGTTCGATTGATTCGTGGCGAGGTCCGGTCGCACATGCACAGGAATCCGATGATGCACAGCGCAGCGTGAGTAGTGAACGACGTTCGTGTTGTAGGCGTGCTCACAGGTCGGATGCGCCATTTTGTACGCCCGCATCTCGCGGCGGTAATCGGGCGTGTCGCGGACGGACTGGATGGTAACGGCGGCGGCAACCAGCGCGACGGACAGGGCTGTTATGGTTCTCGGTCGCATAGGCTATCTCCGCATCACTCTTCAACCCAGTTGTCTTTGCGGGTCCACTTCCTCACCTTACGCGACAAGACGCGCTCGCGCTTGGCCGTATACTCCTCGCCTTCCCATGCGAACTTGAGCGTCTTGACCTCAACGACCTCCGTGGTCTCGGTCTTCTCGGTCGCCTCCTTGGTCACGCTGCCGGGGTCCGGTTCGCCGACGCCCCACGAGAAGCGGAACGGACTCCGTTCCTCGTTGTTCCAGTGCGTCACGTTGGTTACAATGCAGACCGCCTCCACGAGCCGCGTCATGCACCCGCCTTTGTCCAATCGGATTTCGTCAATGCCGGGTCCCACCACACTCCATCCAGGTATATCGGTCGCAATCATCAAGTTCGTCACTATTGCCGCTATCAGGTTTGTCATGCCCCTCTCCTTTCGATTTACTTGCCGCCTGTCAGCGTTGCGTTCGGCATCATTGCCCCTCCGGCCACGTAAACGCCTCGGCCTTGCCGCGCAGGACGGCCAACGCCGCCCGAACTCGCACCCGCAGCCCGTACACGCCGGTCAACGGTATTGGACGTGCGGGCACCCACTTGCCGTTGATGTTCGCCGTCGTGCTTTTCGCATGATTTATCAGACCCCACAGTGTCCACATTGTCATTCTCCTTTCGATGGAATTGCCAAACAACCAGCTTCACCGCGACTCGCTACCGCTTGCTGTTCTTTCGTCCGCGCCGGTTCGTAGGCGTTCAGCGCGTCCCGTATCAGTTCGGCGTCATCCTTTTGTTCGCAGATGGTGAGGATGCGATCATCGTCCTCGGTATCCCCAACAATCCACATGTGCTTGGTCTCCACCAGCGAGCACGCAATGTATCGTCCCGGTTCCATGTTAGCTCTCCTTTCGATTTACTTGCCGCCTGTCAGTGTTGCGTTATCTCCGTATCTCCCAGAGTTCCTTGCATTGGCGCGTGTGCATCTTGGCATTCATGGAAACCTGCCCCTGATACCCGTGCCCGAAGCCCCACGACTGTTCAATCGACACCCACGGCCCGTCTGGAATCGGCGTGCCGCCCAAGTCGTACATGAGCGACGTAGCCAGAACGCAGTGATACCCTTCCCGCTCCGCGTTGGCTTCGGGAGAGTGGTCGAGGCATCCGGTTTTCGGGTCCGGGTTGTACCAGCCCTTCGTGATCTCGTAGACGGCGATCACCGGCTGGGTCGCCATAGTCCGCGCAAGGTCTGTGGCACGAAAAATCGTGGCGCTATCATTGAACCATTTGCGTTCCTGAGCCGCCGCAAACGCCCACGGTACGGCAAGGCCAGACTCTTTATTCAGGCCGCACATTTCGATTCCGGTTCGCCACACGGCAACCGCTTCGTCGTCGCTGATCGAGATTCCGTCCATGATCTCCAACCAGTTGGCAAGCGTGAAGCAGGTACAGGCCGGAGACTGGCGTTGATTGTCGCCAGCCCGAACCTTCCGCAGCCACGAGATGTTAGCCCCTCGCGTTGCCGGAGCAGCAGGAATTGGAGCCACACAACATAGGATGACATCACTGCGGAACGACATGGACGGCCTCCTGAGTCACGGGGTCGATCATCACGTTGGTCGGGTACGGGTATCGCTCTGAGTGCGGCACTACTGGCGGCGGCGTGTGCCTGCACCCTGCGAGAACCCAGGAGAGAACGGCGGCAATGATGATTGCTACAACAACAAACGTCGCCGCCATCCGGCGTACAGAATGAATCGGTTGCCAACGGTGATAGTCGGGCGGCTCACACTGCTGACAGCCCCAATAGCGTGAAGAATACTTGCCCTTCCTGCACGTCAGACAACCCTTAAACTGTTCGTAGATCATTGCATTCTCCTTCCAGCAACGAACCCGATCACCAGCTCGACCACCAACGGCGGCACGGACAGGCAGAACGCCGCCTTGATCGTGAACAACTCTTTGACGTACTCAAGCACGACGACGCTCCCTTCGCGTTCTGATCGCTTTTCTACGCGCAGCCTTGCTCGGTTGCTTCGTGACGGCAAAGCCCTTCCTGACGCCCTTCACCGAGCCGCCCTTGGCTCCGATGCAAGCGGGGCATTGAAGCACGATGTCTGTGTGAATCGGGCACGTCGGGTTCGGAGGACACGATAACCTGTCTGCCATGTCACCCATTTCTATTCCCTTTCTCTCGCTCACGGAACAGAGCATCCCACACTAGCCGCTTACGCGCAAGCCTATTTAGACTTTTTCTTTTGCCCGTCCGCAAGGGTAATCATGTCAGACCATTCCTGCCATTGAGCCATCGGAACCTTGAGTCCATAGCGGTCGCCTATCTCTATGCCGCTCGACTCGCAGTAGCGCATGGATTCCACGAGCATGTCCCTGAGCACGTCACGCTGACGCAGGGCTTCCTTGACATCAATACTCATAGCGCTCCTTTCGCTTCCTCCACCCAGTTATTATATCTGCGGGCAGACGCTGACGCTTCGCTTCTCGGTTCTTCTTGTCGCGGCAACGGCGACACTTCTCGAATCCTTCAGCATCCTCTCCGCACGTCACGCACAATCCGTTCGCTCGCCTGAAGTCGCGTTGTGGACGGCTCATACCGCACCGCCTTTCGTAGAGCACGCGCTGGCAATCTCGATCTCAACCTCGTCGCCTTCCTTGAGCGGCGAAGCGTCCACTTCCGCCTCGTCTGCGATCAAGCAGATGGCGTATGTTTTGGACTGTTCTTCGTAGTCTCCAATCATCATCACGCGAGCCTTCATTCCGCACCGTCCTTCTCAGATAGACGCGGCAGGGCCAGAGGAGCAGGAGTAGCCAAGAAGCACGTAGCTCCTCTTGTTGACCCTCCCAAACGCTCAACCAGCCCTGCCGTCATGTTCGTTATTCTCTCTTCAGCACGGCGGTCTGCGTCGTGCTTTTTGTGAATCGGTCACGGATGCTGACGATGACGTACTCGCCATCTTCCAGCTTCTCGGCTTCCTTGCGAAGCTGCTTGATCCCTTTATCTGCCCGAACTGGAATCCATTTGCCTACACCGTCTTGCTCTATCTCTGAAACGAGCACGAACGACGTGTCACGTCGCGGCTTGCGTGGCTTCTTCTCAGGTATAGTGAAGGTTCCCTCAGCCATTGTCTTCACCCTCCGCAGCTTCCTCGGCCTGCTTCTGCTCGAACAGAGCAAGACCGCGCTGGCACTCGTCAGAGGTCATCGGGCGACTCTCGACAACCGCATCAAGACACAGCGGGTCCATGTCCGTCCGAACAACCCGGATCGTTCCAGCCGTGAAGTTCTTCGTCACATGGCACTTCACGGTGCGGTGATCGTACTTGGCGCGAACCAGAGCGCACAGTCGCGCAAGTTCGCCCTCGACCGCCGACACCTTCGCCTTGTGTACAGACTTGATCTCGTCAAACTCTGCCTCAAGGTCGCCAAGCCGACTCTGCTGATCCGCCATGCGTTCGCCAGCCGCAAGCAGTTCGTCCTGCGTCAGCTTGACCTTGCACAGAACGTCAGCCTCACCGTACTCGATCACTTCCCGCTTCTCCACTTCCTCTTTCCCCTTCTCGCTCATGCTACCCTCCCTTTGTGTTTTGCTTCATCCAGCTTACCGCGCAACTCCTCCACGACTTCGCAGAGGAAACCGATTGCGACGTGCGCCCCATGCGTCCTTGCTATACCCATGTAGTATTCCTTCCTACGGGACATCTGCCCAACTTGGGACACCGACTCCAACTTCGCTGACAGTTGACTGCTGCCTGATTTCAGAGAAGCGACTGATGCGCTTGTCGAAGTTGATCGGGATGTCTCCCGTTGGCCCGAACCTGTTTTTCGCGACGATGGCTGACGTTTCATCTTTCTCCGTTCTGTGTATGAACACGACTTGCGTTGCATCCTGCTCAATCGCCCCGCTCTCGCGCAAGTCTGACAAGCGCGGCTTGCGATTCTCCTGTTCGTAAGAGCGTGACATCTGCGCCACGAGCAGTAGCGGGACTCCAATCCGCTTCTGAGTCTCACGCAGAAGATTCATCCATCCTGCAACTTCCTGCGCCCTTGACTCCTTGAACTTCGCTGAAGAAGTGATGATCTGCAAGTAGTCAATCGCGAGCAGTTGCGCCCCGTGAATCTGTACCTCGGCAGACATCCATGAACAAATCTGCTCAATCGTCATGCTGCAATCGCTAATCCTCAACGGCCATTCGGAATGCTCCTTCGCACGCTCCACCAACGCCATGAAGTTGTCGTCAGTGATATTCCCCGTCTGCGCCTCGAAGCTGCATACCGATGCCTGCTCGCACAGCATCCTCAGACGGAACTGTTCTTCAGTCATCTCGTGCGATGCCAGAGAGCACTTCATCCCGCGAATGCAAGCTCCTGCCAATTCGTTCGCCACGAAGGTTGACTTCCCCGCTCCCGGTCGTGCGGCGATTACCGCGATGCCCTTGTATCCGCCAAGCATACGATTCACTGAAGGGATGCACGACGGAACGCCGTACACTCCGTTGCCTGACCTAATCTTGCTCAACTGCGACAGAATCTCGTCGTAGACCTCGCGAGGCTCGCGCTGAATCACACCGCTCAACGCGCCCTGCATCTTCATCATCGCGCTCAACAGCTTGGATAGCGAAGCCGTTGACTTCACAGAACCGTCAACAGCCATGTTCTTTGCCTCTGTAGCGAGCTTGACAAGCAGACGCCGTGTGTAGGCGTCCTTCATGCTCTCGACGTGCTGGCGAAGGTGGTGGACCGTCCTACCGGCAGAATCAGAGCACTCGTCGGCATCCTTCATGCCGAAAGCTACGCCAGCCTTCCGGCATTCTTCGGTCATAGTCAGCCCGTCAATACGGTCTGACGGCATCGCTGACACAACCGACCATACCCCGGCAAGCGTTGCATCGCTGAACCAATGCCTGCTCACACCGTACTCTCCGCACACAGACATTGCGCGAACAGCATCAAGGCTTATGCACCCGATCACGGAACGTTCGCTGGATGGAGAACGAAGAATGTCTTCGCTCATTTCGCACCTTCGTACTTCTCGGCGTTGGATAGGTATGTGTTCAGCGTCCTTGTGGCAGATTTTGGAAGGGATATGGCGCCCATCATATCCCTGACGAACGACTTGACGGCCTTTATCTGTGCAGCCCCACACGGCCAAGATTCCAACGTGTTCTTGATTGCCGCGTCTGGTATGTTCCTGAACTCAGGAGAGATTGCATGTATGGCTGAAATGATCTTGCTCATTTTCGGGTTCTCGTCATTCAGGAAATCTGTCAGCACTTGGTTCGTGCGACCATCCCCTTCCCCCACACCCCTTTCTTGAATACCAGAAGAAGATAGAGATGGAGTTAGATACTCTAAGCCATTGGCAACTTGTAAGTCACTTATAGGTTGCTTATTGCCATGCCATCTCTTAGACATGGCAGACTTACCGCCGTTGCTCTGAAGTGATCTTTGCTTCATCACCTTGCAGAACTCAAAGTACAGACGGTCGTTACGTAGTTTTCCGGGCCGGTCTGGAACTGCGTCGAAGCAAGCCTTAATCTTCGGGCCAAGAGTTGCCCAGCGTCCGTTCAGACGTGACAGTGAAGCTAGGTCTTCGTCTGAATCTGGGATGGTCTGGTCTTCAGAGTTCCATTGGTATGCCAGCAAGCGGATATACGGGCCTTCCTGTTCTGGAAGCATTGAGTTTACCCGTGAAGACCCAAGCCAGTTGTTCGTGTAGAACGGAAAGCTGGGCGGTTTCACGCGGCACCTTGCCTTGCCGCAACGTCACGAAGATCGTCGTGTTTCATCCTTGCCTTCTCCTTGCTGTTTGATGACCGCTGCAATGTCCTCGAACACGTAGCCGAATGATCGCAGTATGTCTGCGCGAAGTTCAGGCGTCATCTTGCCGGTGCGCTCAAGATGGTCAAGAAGTCGCGCCGTCTGTCTGCGTCTGATCTTTTCTATCTCATCCATGCCGTGTCCTTTCGCTCGCAACGCCACGTACTATCGCAGAGTGCGCTTGCGATGTCAAGCATCGAGCAGATATTTAACCGTTTTCTTTATCGAAAAACATTGAATATCTCAAAAGGCTTGCTTCCGTGTTGGCAAGTATGGCAATATGCCTCCGTTGAAACACAAGGAGGGATTGAGATGCCAACGGCAGAGTTCTTAGCGAAACGAAAGGTGTGGACGGAGAACCGGAAGCGAAAGTTGTTCGCGAACAAGTGCTGCAATTCATGCGGCAAGCCTGACCCTGACTTCGACAAGCACCCCGGCAAGATGTGCGATGCTTGTCTGGCGCGTATCAGGAACAAGATCGGTTACAACCCTTGGAGGCCGGGCGGCAAGGGCAGACCGCCTCGCTCGTTTGTTTCTGCTGACGACAACATCATGCTCCGCAGTGAGCGGGACGAACAGAGGTAGCATGAATGTGCTGGTTGGCTTTCTGATCGGTATGTTGATTGGCCTGCTCTGGCGACCGACCGTGCTTCGGATCGGGGAACTGTTGTTTATCCGGCAATGTCGAGAACGGTTTTCGCTCTGCCTCGACTGCGAGTTGCATAACCGATGCTCGCGCTACTCGCGGCACTGTAAAGCCAACATCCCGATATGCGTCAAGGAGCCGAAGTGAAAAAGATTCTCGGTCCTGTCCGCGTTACGGCGCAACCGTGCGAGGTCAACAAAGACCTGTTTGAGATTGTCACCACAACCGAAGTCTACCGTGACGAGAACCTGATAGGCGTGTCCGAGTTTAGGCGTATGCTTCCAATCGCAAAGGTAAGCGAACTATTCGACGCCTGCATGACCGACGCAGCCGACAAGATGCGCCGACAGGTGCAGGAACTCTGGAGTTACACATGAAAGAAAAGCCGGTAAAGTTCGACACCAAAACCAAGTCCATGATGGATACGTGGCTGGACGACTTCAAGATGCACGGCATCATCCAGCGAGCCTGCGACAACACGGGCATTGACCGAGAGAAGGTTGAGAAATGGATTGAGAAGCACGACAAGTTCAGGGAACGCATGGAGCGAGGCAAGCGCATGGCGGCTGACTACCTTGAGGCTGAACTGCGTGATCGCGTCCTGACCGGACGTGTGCCGAAGCGTGACTCCAAGGGCAACATCATCCCCGGCGAGTACGAGCAGCATCGGGTATCCGACACGTTGGCAGGCGAGATGCTACGCGCCAAGAAGCAGGAGGAGTACGGCAAGGACGCCAAGGCGAAGACGTTTGAGTTCGCCCGTGTCATTGTGTTCAAGAGCGATGTTCCGATGCCGACTGATGACCAGACGGCAAAGGTGAAGGAAAGGAAATAGCAATGACTGCATGTGATGTACAGAAGTGGGAGAGAACAAAAGAAATCGCTATTGCGTGCGGGGTGACGTGGAAGCTCCGCGACACTATTGAACTCTACGATAAGCGCGGGATAAGCCTTGGGTATCTTTGGTCTGTTGACACGGCATACGCCTTTTTGTGCGGATACGAACACGCTGTATCGAAAAACAGGGCAAAGAAATGACAAGGAACAATCAGGCTGTGAGCCGCGACGTTACCGTACCTCACGTTCGCCTGTTGTACCTTGAAGGCAAGTGGCGTCTGTGCGGGCACAATCGCAAGCCTCTTGTTCACGCCAAGACTGGAACGCCGGTAGACGGAGGCGGTCACGTATTCAAGGCGAAGGCTATGCGCCAAGCCAATCATGTTCAGGACTGGTACAGGAAGGAGTAGGCAATGCAGATCAAGGTTGGAGATGCGTTGATGTTTCGTGGAAGCGGAGAGATGTACGCAAGGTGGCCTGTGATCGTGAAGGCGGTCACGGAGCACTTTGTTCTGATAGACGAACATTATCAAGAATCGTGGTATAGTGTTCGCACTATCGCCAATAACCAGCCAATCCTTGTCGGTCGTCTTGAGCCGAAACGATGGTGGAGAAAACAGAAGATACGATACCTTTCGGTCGAGTCTGTTGACCTTGAGCAATCTCAGAATGAAGGACCTCATTTTCGTTGCGTTTGTAACAGGGTTGGTGTGCTATATTCAAGGATACGTTACGGGAACAAAGAAGGCATACAGAAGCGCGAGCAAGATGATTGATGAACAGATTGGGCCTCTACTGAAAGGAAGGGAAGGCAAACATGAGTAACAAAGACAAGCCGCGACGAAACGAGCCGTGTTCGTGTGGTAGCGGCAAGAAGTTCAAGAAGTGCTGTCTGCCTTGGGCTAGAGAAGAAAGGCAGAGAAAGATGATCGCGCAACGGAGGCAGCGGGAAGAGAATGCCACGCTTCACGTTCAGCCCGGACGCGAAGCGGGAGGGCTGTAACGTGCAAGCGATGGTTCGCAGATTCATTTTCGCGCCAGACAGGCCGCTAGGGTTGATTCATCCGATCGTCGCGGTACTGCTGGCAAGGGTGATTGATTGTCGGGGATTCATGCACGGATTCACGGTCTGCCTGTTGATCTGGTGGATTTGGGAACGGTGCACTTCTGCGAACAAGGAGGTCAGTCATGCCAGTGCATAAGGTCAAGGGCGGCTACAAGTGGGGCAACAGCGGCAAGACGTACAAGGGCAAAGGGGCCAAGGCTAAGGCGCAGCGTCAGGCACGCGCTATCTATGCCAGCGGATATAGGGGAAGATAGACCATAGGAGAAAACGCAATGCCGAAGCGAAGCATACATGCCAACTTGATGATGCGAGAGCCACCTGTCTACAAGGCAGAACCGACTCCGCGTAGATTCCATATGTCTAGCGCAATGGTGCGATGTCTTCGCGGACCTATCGGCACCGGAAAATCATCGGCATGTGTAGAAGAACTCAGGAGACGTGCGTTCGCCCAGAAGCCATACAACGGGATAAGGAGTACGAGGTTCGCGGCTATTCGTGAAACATATGGAGAGCTTGCGCGTACAACCCTCAAGGATTTTCTTGAGTGGATACCGCCGGGAGATGCGCCCGGATACAAGGTAACAGTTTCCTACCAACCGCCAATGGTTGTGCGGATTATAGTGAACCTTGAAGATGGTACGACCGTAGATTCCGAGGTCATATTTATCGCGCTCGAATCTTCTGATGATGAGAAGAAGTTGCGCTCATGGAATCTTACGGGCGGCTGGATCAACGAGGGACGCTACATCGAGTACAGCAACTTCGTGGCGCTTCGCGAGCGTATAGGTCGTTACCCTGCGATGAAGGACGGCGGCATGTCGTGGCACGGCATCATCATTGACACCAACCCGCCGAGCAACAAGCACTGGATATACGATCTATTCGAGGTACAGAAGCCTGCTGGATACGAGATGTTTACCCAGCCTCCCGCCGTTCTTCCCTTGCCCAAGAAGGACAAGAATGACGTGCAGTTGTGGGTCGCGAATCAGGGGCAAGACCCGCGATGGCCTGCCGCTGAGAACGTCAGAAACCACAACAAGGGGTTCAACTACTGGCTGGATTTGACGGTAGGCGTGAGCGAAGCCAAGATTCGTGTGGACTTGATGGGCGAGTACGGGACGCTGAACGAAGGCAGGCCCGTGTTCCCTGAGTACAACGACTCTGTTCACTGCAAGGATGCGGTGCAGATGTTGAACGGAATACCGTTGCTGATTGCGTGGGACTTCGGGCTGAGTCCATGCTGCCTGTTCGCGCAGTTGACTCCGTTCGGTCGGTTGCAGATTGTTGACGAGTTGGTGAGCGGTCTGACCGAGGCTGACATCGAACGACTTCCAAAAGGGAAATACTTCGGACAGATGGGCATTCGGCAATTCGCCACGACTATCGTGAAGCCGTACATGCTCAATCACTTTGCCGGGATACCTTTCATGTCCGTTGGCGATCCGGCTGGCAGCCAGCGCGGGCAGACAGACGAACAGACCTGTATGCAGATACTTCAGGAGGTTGGTCTGCCAACCGAGAGCGCACGGACGCAGAACTTCATTGCTCGTCGCGAAGCGGTTGTCGGATACATGCAGCGCAACATCGAAGGGCCGGGGTTCCTTGTTGATTCCAAGTGCCACATCTTGCGGGAAGGTCTGATCGGTGAGTACAAGTACCGCAAGATGATGGGCAAGGCCGACGAGTACACCGAGGAGCCTGAGAAGAACAAGTACAGCCACATCTGCGATGCGCTGACGTATCTGGCGATGCGTGCAGAGGACGGTGGCGCAAGCGGGTTCGATCACATGACCGGGCAGATGACGAACATGCGTAGCGGTCGTAGGCGCGTTGTTCGCGTGAAGTGCTCTCCCTAGCAAAGTGTCTCGCGACTGTCTCATCTGTCTCGTTTGTCAAACCTGAGACACGCTGAGACACTTTTTTCTTGACGTTGCGAAAGTGTTGTGGTAGCGTCTGTCTCAACCAAAGGGGAGGTGGGCGATGCCGCAAGGCTTGGCGCTTCAGTTACCCGTTCCGAAAAGCGAGATCACGCGAGACACGTCTAACGGCGTCAACCCCCTTTTGCTCGTCAAGTCCAACGACCAGCTTGACCAAGATCGCAACGCCAAGGACGCCGCCAACGAAGCCGCTCAACGTGAGCAGCCGGAGAATCTTTCCAAGCTGGCTGCATTCGTCAGGGATGGCTTTGAGGATGCCAAGAAATACCGCAGCGAGTCTGGATCAGACGATTCGGTAGACGACCTCCTGCTGAAGTGCCTGCGTCAATCCAACGACCAGTACGAACCTGACATTGCGGCAATCCTTTCCGACCGTGGACAGAGCGAACGCTTCCTTGGCCTGACCGGCAAGAAAGAGCGCGATGCTCAGGCTTGGATCATGGACGTGTCCCGCGTCGAAACTGGCGTCCCGTTCAAGGTGTCTCCTACCCCTGTCCCTGACATGGGCGAAGAACTCACCAAGCAGGTTGCCGATAGGGTGATGCAGGACTTGATGTTCCACGTTGAGAAGACGGGAGAGCCTGTAACTCTCCAGACCATATACACTTACGCTGCTCAGTTGAGGGATGAGGTTGACGGCGACATAGAACGCGAAGCTAAGATTCGCTGCAACCGTATGCAAAGCGTTATCATGGACACGCTTGCACAGGGTGGGTGGGCTGAAGCGTGGAACGGGTTTGTCCAGAACTTGACTCAGTTCCCGACAGCGTTCATCAAGGGTCCGGTCATGCGGAAGAAGGTTGTTCTCGCGTGGCGCAAGACCTCGTTTGGTATGCAACCCGTTCGGGAGAAACGGATTGTGCATACGTTTGAGACCCCTTCTCCATTCGACATCTACCCATCCCGCGAGACTACTGACGTTCAGACCGGCACGTTCTTCGAGCGCATCAAGCTATCCCCTGCTTCCTTGTCTGACATGATAGGCGTTCCGGGGTATCAGGACGATGCCATCGAGAAGATTCTTGCGCTTCACCGTCCCGGCGTGTACCGCGAGTTGACATCGACAGACTCCGACCGGAAGGCTCTTGAGGACAAGGGTAGCAACACCTTCCAAGCCGCTGACTTCATCGAGGGCGTTGAGATGTGGGGCATGGCTACGGGCGTCATGCTGAAGGAGTACCAGATTGAGGAGGACATGGACGGAGAGAAGATCAACCCGTTCAAGGTCTACGACATCAACGCCATTCTGATAGGCAGCGACATCATCTATGTCAGCCTGAACCCGAACCCTTCAGGCGCACGCCCGATGCACATGACATCGTGGGACAAGCGGCATGGCTCGTTCTGGGGTCGCTCCATCCCGTCTATCATGGATGGGCTTCAGGGCATGGTGAACGCTACAGGGCGTTCGATTGAGGACAACGAGAGCGTGGCGTCTGGATTCCAAGTCATCTACAACGACATCAGCCGCATACCGGCAGGCGAGGATATTACGAGCCTGTACCCCGGCAAGATTCATCAGTTCGTCAACACGAACCCGACGAATGCCGCGCCTCCGATGACGTTCACGCAGCCTGAGAGCAACGCCGCAGAATTGATTTCGGTCTATCAGCAGCTTGCCACAATGGTTGACGAGTACACGGGAATCCCCGCCTACGTCTCTGGCTCAACGAACGTCAAAGGTGCGGGGCGAACATCCTCTGGTCTGGCAATGTTGATGGGCAATTCGGCGCGTGGAATCAAGCGCGTGTTGCTCAACATCGACCAAGACATTTTCAGGCCGGTCGCTCAATTCGAGTTCGACTGGCAAATGCTGTTCAGCGAAGACGAAGAGATCAAGGGCGATGCACAGATTGTGTGCGCCGGAACCCTTGCCGAAGTCATACGTGGCGAGTTGAACGCTGCGAGGCAGACGTACTTGCAGACGACCCTTAACCCGATAGACGCTCAGATCATTGGCGTGAAGGGCAGGGCTGCAATACATCGAGAAATCGTGCGTTCACTCGAAATGCCGGTACATGACATTGTGCCGGATGATGAAGAGCTTGACCAGCGAGCCGCGAGTGCGGCTACGGCTGCACAAGGTCAGGGACAAGTTCCCGCTATGGAGGCGGGGCAATCAGAAGGAGAAGTGGCATGAAGCGGTTCATGGCAGTTGCGGTTGCGTTTGCGTTGGGAATCTGCGGGCTTGTGCTCGCGGAGGAGTATCAGGAGCTTGGCGTCAAGGAACTCACGGTTAATAAGCTGCGAGCATCCGACCGTGCGGTGATTTCCGTGTACGACAACACGGCCATCTCGAACGCTACGTTGAAGCTGTACTGCTCCAACATCGTCGTCAAGGCAGGTGGAACGGTAACGCTTCCTTCTGGCTCTGTAGACGCGGCTGGACTTACCGGAAACATTCTGGTTGCGCGCATGACAAACGCCGTCACGGCGACGGGTACTCGCCTGACCAACGACGTACTGGTTGCGGGCGGAGGTACGAACAGGTGCATTTATGAGGCGTTCGGAAACAAGTATCTGCTCATAAGCATCACGGGGCTGTAAGAGGGAACAATGGTTGCATCGCAGCAAAGTAACGCGGTGACGGAGCGCAGGGATGCTGTTGCCAAGATCATCAGCAACCTGAAGGCTTCGCCCGCTTGCGCGGAGTATGAACGGCTACTCGTCGAGCGCCTTGCTGCGAGACTGAAACAGACATTACAGCTTACGGGCGAACAGATGCTGCGCGAGCAGGGTCGCGCCCAAGAGCTTGAGGAGCTTGTTGCGGAACTGTCGAGCGCGGATGCGGTGCAAGACCGGGTGGTTGAAGCACTGCGTAGGCGCGTTCAGCAGTCCGCTCAGGGAATGGTAAGCAGAAGTCCTATCGGGGGTCGATAGGCAACAGTGAAGTACGAACCATGTGCAGCCTGATAACAGAGGCCCTAAGAGGGGGGAAGATCACGCAAGGGCGCGAGCGCGTAAGCGCATCCGTGTCCGCTGTTCTCCTTTCCTCAACGGGTCAGCCTGATAACAGAGCGCAAAGGAGAGTGCGAT